AAGCAGTATTCCATTCAGATGCCACAGTAACTAACATGTTACCAAAATCATTTGGTGGTATTTTGCCTTTATACTCAGCTACCTGTTTAACGCTTTCAATATCGAATATTTGAAAAGTTGAATAATCGCCCCCATCACCCCGTGCAACATCGGCAGATACTATGTAATCTCTAGAATAGTCTGGATATTCCCAAATCCAATATCCATGGTCAAAACCTCTTTTTTCTATAGGTTCTTCACATTTTGCATCATATTCTAATAGCAATGGACCGTCGACAACAGTATGTCCTGAACTAACAAAATCACAATCACATTCTTGTGCCGCACCACGTTCTCCTAACAGTTTAGTTTGTTCATCGCGCCATGGTTGATCTCGTTCTGGATGTAATTGCCAATTTAATTTAATTGTATGAAATCCGTTTATATCAGATTCAGCATCAGCCCATGTTTGATGAAACCAGTTACCAACCCCATTTGGAGTAGATAAAACAATTGCAGCTCCACCCGTTGATAATGTTGCTTGTGATGCAATCCAAATTTCTTCAATGTTACGAATAAAGGCCGCTTCATCTACAATTAATAATGATAATGCTTCAGATCGTGCACCAGTAGTAGATGATGATACTGCTTTAATTTGCGAACCATTTCTAAATTTTAAAGACAATTTATTATCAGCTTCTATAGTACCTTTAAGCCAACTAGGCAAGTTGTCGTGCATCACTCTAACTTTGGTAACTAAGTTTTTTGCTACTTCCTGAGTAGTTGCAATAACCAAAACGTTGAAATCTTCATTGAACAACATGCTCCATAATGCGAAGCCGGCAGACAATGTAGATATACCTAACTGTCTGGATTTCAATATAACATTGTATCGGTTATCACGCAAGTCAGTTAATGATGTTTCCTGAAATGGAAATAAATTAAATTTTATTTTACCTCGCTTAGGATGTTGTATATAACAATAATTACGCATAAAAAACACAGGATCTTTAGCACATAACATGTACTGCTGTTGGATTATCTGTTTTATGTTTGGAGTACTCATTGTTTAAATACTTTTATAATTAAATTGGTAGTTAGCAATGTACTTACAATACCACCGGTGAAATACAACATCTTATTATCATACCATTTTGGAAGAAATTCTTTTTCTCTTGCAACATATATGTTAATATTAGTTTTTAATAATTCAATTTGCTTTGTCTTGTATGTTAATTCTAATGAATCTAAACTAATTAATCGAGCTTGGCTTGCAAGAGAAACCCGTTGTTGTGTGATCAATACATTGTTAACTGAATCAGCTAAACTTAATGAATCAATAGTAAAAGCAACGTCTTGCAATTCTTTGGTAGTAAAGCAGGTATCTGTTACTTGTGAAAAAGCTAGAGTCGGTAATATGAATAATATAACTAATAAATATTTCATTATTTTTGTTTTTTGGTGCGTCTAGTCTTGTTTACAATATGTTCTTTAACCTTAGCAGCTGCAACTGGTTTAACTGTTAATGTTTCTTTAACCGTTTCTGTTGCAGCTATGTCTTGTTTTTGAGTTTCAATTTCTTTGGCAATTTCATTTCGTTGAAATGCAACAATTTCGGCTTTACCTTCTAACTTATTAAGTTCAGCATCGTTTTTGATAACTGGCGCTGGAGTTTCAATTGTTTGCTTTTTTCTACCGAAGAAAAATAATATTGCAAATAATGATGTTAATAGCCCTGCTATAAATATATAAATTGATTTAATCGATTTTTTCATGTGGATATTCTTTATTTATTTTTTCTATGAATTCTTGTTTATATTTGTTGAAGTCACTTTGTATCGTTTCTTCAAATTCTTCTGGAGACATCTTTGCCGACCATGTTTCTGTTATACCGTCTGAGTTTGTAACAAATTTAGAAGCCTGTGTGTATATTTCTTTAAGCATTTCAACATCACGTTCTGCACTTTGCAACCAAGCTAATGCATTTTCTCGCATCTTATTGTATGCATACTCATTAAATGTACCTGCTTTTTTTAATTCATGTTCCATTTCAATTGTACAATCAAAGCACATTCCATGGATAACTTTCATTTTTTTATCTAAATGATGCGTTCCAGCACATGTACACGTTTCTTTTCTACAATTTGGAAAAGCCCTTAAGTCATCTCGAACACCTTGTAGTACGTCGGCATTATTTGTTTTTTTAATACGAAAGCCGTCTCGTTGCTCGACTATATAAATAACGCCAGAAACAGGATCTTTTTCTTCCCATATATCTCCGACAGCATGACGTTCATTCTTTTTTGCTGCATCTTCTGCATCACTAAATCCAACTAGTTTTTTTGTTTGGAATTTATGGGTACCATCCAACATTTGTTGAATAGCTTTGACATTTTGTAACTTTTTAGACATATTAAATTGATTATTTAGTTTTCAGGTTTAGGTGTTGGTTCCGCCATTGTTAATTTTTTTATAGCAAATTGTCGTAGCATTTTATAAAAATTACGTTTATCATCTGGTTCGAACTCTTTAAATACAGTGTTTAATACCTTTGCTATAGTTTTAACTCTAGCAATATTCCCACCTTCATCTGTTAAATGTTTAACAAATTTATCAACAGCTAGTGCATTTGATGTTGCTTGATCAACTGCTGGTGCAGCTGCAGGTGCTGCAGGTGCCGGTGCTGCAGCGTCAACTGGGGCTGCGGCGTCAACTGGTGCTGGTTCTTCCATTGGAATTTCCGGAGCTGGAGCAGCCATCGATGCATCAGCAGCAGGTGCAGTTGGCATAGGTGCTTCTGGCGCTGGCGCTTCTGGTACCGGTGCTTCTTCTGGAGCTGGTGCTTCTTCTGGTGGAACTTCTCCGTCAGCTTCTCTTAAAACATTAGCAATTTTACGACGAACATATTCTCTAACTACTCGCTCTTGTTGCTCTCTAGTTAAAGTTTTCATTTTGTCTTCCATTGTTTTTTCAATATCTTTTTCCTCAGCATCTTGTCGTTTCTTTAAAACTTTTGCTGCATGTTTAGGATCATACTCACCATCTTCGACATCTTTATATAAACGATCATCAGCATTGTATTTAACATACATATCGCCAGTGTCAACTACTTCTTTATCTGTTTTGCGAAGCACATTGCTTTGTTTTTCACCAGCCGACATCGGATTCATTCCGCCATCTTTATCATCGCCGGTATAATCCTTTAAATCTTTACGAGATTTGTATTTTGTGTTTTCTGGTTTTTTATACTTGCTTTTGTGTTTTTCAGCCATTTCAATTATCCTATTTTTATATAAATATCATCGTGAATATTTTAATACTCCTAAAATTTGATTAACGGGTGCAAATGCTCCGGTTAATTTATAAGTAGTGCCTCCGTATGTGAATACAATCCCTTCGGATGGTACAATGGCTTCAAATCCTCCAAGCCGTTGTATACGTCCTAATTCCGCCTTTAATTTGTCTAGTGTCTTAATATCGGTAGTTTGAGCTAATTCTCTAGACAATTGTGCTAATTCTGTTTTAATTTCTTGCACAGCCTTACTAGGATTAACTGCTAAAAAGTTTTCTGCATTCTTTAAAACTACGGCACCTAATCGTAAAAATATAGTTTCAAATGGTTCCATATTTTGTTTTTGGTATCGTTTAAAATCCTGTTTATCAAATTCAATAACCCAAGTTAAAAATTCTGGATTTGTAATTTGTTTTTTTAATACAGTGATTGACGTTGACTTGTCATTGAATGCCCATCGATATATTAATATGTTTAAAATATCTTGTGGAATTGCATACGCAAATTCTTTTGCTTTGGTTGTAATAATATCACCCCACCACGCCTTATGATATTCAGTAACGAGATCAGTATCTTTTAAATTGTGTAAGTTTCTTAATTGATCTATCTCAGCAATGAATGCTGCTTGTTGATCTTCAAAATTTTCTATTCGACCTATTTTTATTTTTTGTGGTGGAATAATTTTAAATGTTTTTTGCAAATGTGCATTTGCTTCTTGTATAATTTGTTGCACAGTTCCACCACCACTAGCATTGGTTTCAACAATATTACCAGCTTCATCATATTCAACTAAATTATGAAACTGTAATACTGCTGTTTCATATGCAATTACATTTTTAGTTGCTGGATATATAATTTCCATGTTAGCAAATACTCGACCATTTTTAAAAATACCGGTTAATGTTTCTGGTGATATTCTACTAAATGCTTCTTGTAAATCTTCGCCGGCATTTCCAAATGCATCTGATATTGGTCCTCGATTATCAAATTTAGCTTGCAACTCAGCCGTTGACATTGGATTGATAATAGTACCTTTATTCCTAGCAAATCCAATTTGTCCATTTTTCCAAGTCACTTGAATGTTTTGACCATCTGTCTTTTCTGTTACAGCTTCTTCTAAATCTAAATAGCCACCTAATGCTCTAGATACAATTTCTTTCATATCACCAAAAGTTAATGAATGATGGTCATATGGATGCGGCATATGCCCTCCAGCACCTCCTTCTGTTAACAATGTTTTGTGGATTGATTGAACATTTTCTATTCGATATATAACATCATTTGGATCATTTGCTTGCCAATTCCTACGTTGTTTTTTAATTGTTTTAGGAATTAATTCAATCATTTTTTTACGGGCATTCCATTGTAACATGAAAGGCATATGAATTGGTATGTCAAATTGATAATCTGATTCGATTGCAGTTGGTTGATTATTTTTTAATTGTTGTGCTATTTGATCTCCATATTCATCTGATAAATCATGAAACAAATCTTTTAGTTCATCCATATATATAGAAGCTTCATTTCTAGGATCATTTAATCTATCTAAGAAATGTGTTTGTGATCCTTGAAAATTTATATCAATTCCATACTCGTTAAAGAAACCATCAATTACTGTTTCTAATTCAGCCAATTCTTCGCGAGTAATATAATTTTCTTTTAATAATGATTCAGTGATAGGTGCACCAAATACAGTTTTTGCAAATTCAGAAAAATCATATTCAAAACTATCACCGCGATGTGAATCTAAATAATGTCTTAATTTTTTAATTTTAACATCATGGGTTTCTTTATTTTTTTCACCCATTGCACCTTCAGTCATAGCAGTATTAATGTTGCTCACAACCATAGTTGCTCGTTTTTTATAATCGGTTGGATTTTTTGGATGCATCCAATTCGTACCTGAGTCTGGTTCAAATCCGCCTAAGAAATAAAATCCGTATTTAGTAGCCGCTTCACTTAAAAACACATTCGATTTTTGTCCAACTTCTTTTTTATCTTCTACTCCCGCTAATATAACTTTACAATTTAAAGATTTAAGTTTATCTAATTCTTTAATAACAATCGAAGTTGCGAGTGAATTATTTCCAATTCCGGAAGATAAAATAACAGTACGATTAGCTAATTTATCACCTAATTCATTTATAAATCCTAACACTACAGCCGGACCAACTCCAACTGCAGTAATACCACGTATATGGCCATATATTGGATCATAATCTTTTTTTGAATCGATTCTTTCTAAATTTTTACCACCAAATCCACCAATGCCAGTAGCAATACTATCACCAACTATGTATGTTATTTTTAGATCCGCAATCGGTGCAGACTCAACATCTTCTTGTATTATATCTCGCCACCATTGTTTACTAAACACCGCTTCTTGTTGACCTCTCAATATTTGCCATATATTTTTTATAATGGGTTCACTATATCCTGGATAGCTAGATTGAAATGTTTGATAATCGTTATCTGCTAATGCTTGTCTAATTGCGGATGCTGAGATAGGGTTACCATTTTTATATAGTTCAGGATCAATATTAACATTCATTTCCGTAGCATCGATTCCCGCAGGTATTTTACGCCCAGCTTTATCACCAATTGTTTTGTATTTATCTACATTTGGAATAAAATCTTTTGTTCGCACATAATCATCTCCTTTAGTAGAAGCAGCCATTGCATAACGACCGGTAGCATCTTCTGGCAATGCAAACAAATATTCATATGCAGCCATTATTGGAGAATTGAATTCAGTTGGTTGCATTACAATTTTATTGTTTGAATTCAACAAATTAAATATTTCAGCACTCTTTTCGCGTGTTATTCCATCTCGGTCTTTTGGACCTATCAATAATCTAACCTGTTCAACATTAGGATCTTGTGCATATCGTTGAGCCAAAGCCATATGAGCTCCGGTGATTGGTTTAAATCCACCAGGAAAAAGTACTATTATTTTGTTCATTATATTGTCTCTTTTATATAAATATTTGTTTACTAGAATCTAGCTGTAATTATTAACGAATAGGGGTTGCTGGTGATGTTGTACTACCTCCGACATCTCTACTTGCCCTATATACAAAGCTTTTCAATTTTACAGTGGCTAACGGTGATAGACTATTACTACTAATATATATAACACTTCGAATTCGACAATACATTCCTTGTCTGGCTGCAATTTCTATACTCGATAAATCAAAATTACGTACACCGGAACGAATGTCATAAATTCCGGTACCTAGTATAGCAGTGCCGGTGCCAATCGTTACTTCATTGTTATATACGCCGTATACAGAAGTAGCACCTGGTCCATTTGAGTTTACCATGGCACTACCGGTAGAAATATAATGTTTAATCGATACTGACTGCGCCGTTCCAGTAGCTCCGGTGGAATTATCTAACTCAGCCATGAATGAATACTGTATTCGTGTTTCACCTGGCAATAAAAAAGTTTCAAATATGCTAGATGTTATTCCATTGTATTCGCTGCCACTTATAGCACCAACAGTAGTAGAAATTTCTGCAGGACTATAATATAATATTCGTCCAATATTGACAGCATCAGCATATTCACTATTTGAATCAAATAACACGTTAGGACCATTAACAACTAGTAATCCAGATGCTGTTACACTTCCATTTGGATTAAGATGAAATGCACTAGATGAAATTTCTATGTTTCCATTGCTACCACTAATAAAATTAATTGGGGCTGCCGACGATCCTAAAAAGAATTTTTGTGTTTTAATAATTAATTCTGATGGATTGGTTCGATATCTGAAAAAATTATTTGCATTGGCATATAATTCTAATCCAACTCCACTGTACGCAGTTGTTGAACTTGGCATTGCAGATCCGCTCCACAATAAAAATCCAGCAAATCCAGCATTGAATCCTTCATACCCTAATGATCTAATAAATCCAGAATTAGGATATCCACTAATTGCTACTCCACTATTTAAACTGTCTGCTACATATAGTGATCCAGTAAGCATAGAAAAATTTCCATCAACATATCGATTTCCACCTTCCCAATCCAAATTATTAATATAATTCAATTGTTTACTTTTTACACCAGCAACGTTGTAATATTCTATTTTAAATGTAAGCTGATTATCTATTTTATGGGCAGTAGGCACTAGTGCTTTTAATCTGGTATAATTAGGTGTGTATCCGGAATCGTTATCCGTAGTAGTTCGTATATCAGAAATTTGCCACTCTCCTGACTCGATAACAAATAACAATATGCCTTGTCCGGTTACATCTGCTTCAAAATTAAATACTTGATCGTCATATCGTTTTGAATTTGAATCTAACTCAATAATACCAATACGTTTACCCATTGTTTTAGGTAATGCTTGATTGTATAGATCGGTTACATCATAATCAAACGCACTCCCGGACAAGTAAACAGAAATTTTAGGATTTTGATTTGCACTGTAAATACTACGGGTACCAATAGCATCGAATGTTACCTTATATGCTGATTTTTCTAAAAATAATCCTGGATATGCATCATTGATTTGAACCACATGTACTGCATTATTTTGAGATATATCAGTTGTACTAGTTATAATCATTGAATTATCCATATCAACTGATGAATATGTCAATGTTGGCGGAGCTGGTTCAACTTCTC